GCTTAAGCTAATAATATGCTGGCCAATAGAATCATAACTGTTACCGCCGTGTGCAACGTGCATTGCTAAAGCTCTAGCACCATTTAGATGCTTGAATGGATATTTAAAACGCTCACCTTCAGCGTTTTCAACAAAAATGCTTTCAATGTGCATGGCACGACCAGCTGGTATGTCGTAATTGACAGGTTTACTATGCTTAACTATTAATTTTGCCTCGCCCATTTCTTGAAAACTAGTTCTCGAGGTTCCCCATAATTTTTTACTTTCACTCATTACGCCATCTCCGCGATTATTTGCTAGATATAATTGTTGTCTTGGGTCTAAATTGCTTTTTGTAATATCACGGACATTATAATCCATAACATTTCTGCTAGCAAAATCACTTAGACTTTCTAAAAATCTAAACCATTGATGCTTAACCATTTCTGGTTGATTAGCAACGATGTCTTGACTATACATCACAACAAGCCCATCACTTTCCTTGTCGGGGTTATCATCTATGCTTATTGTTATTGTGCCTAAATCTATATTATTTTTTACATAATTAAATTCAAAAAACCTTGCGTCTTTAGGCCTATCAGTAGGATCTTCATCTTTATCTCGTAGCTTAATACTAGGAAACTGTGTCCTTAATTTCCCAAAAAGCTCTACAGCAACATTTTCTAGGTTTTTTTCCATAACTATATTTATCAAAGGGTAGTTGAAATGTAAATGGGCATTGGCGGTTCGTAATCTTCTTCGTCCCAAGCTTCATTGGTGCTGTATGCATCAAAGATTTTACTGTCCCAATCGGCTAAAATTTGAGTCATTCTAACAATTAATAAGCAGGCACTAACAAGGTCATCTTGCTCTTCGAGTTTTGCTTTGTAAGTAATGCCACTAGCAATAAAAGACTTTAACTCAGATATCAAAGGTTTGCTATTGATTGCCATTTTATTTGATTCTATTAGATATTTTAACCTAGCACAGGCACTTATTTTACTCTTGTGTGTAGTATTAAACCCTTTTCTAAATTTACGAACGTGGCCTTTTCTAATAGGTTCACTAACAAACAATCCTGGAAAAGTCTCTTCACCTAAGTCTCGAATGCATATTAATCCAGCTTCACCAATGTTGTTATTTTCTATGCTCCAGTAAATATTATTAGCATTATCTTCTCCAACACACTCTGCAATATATTTTAAAATATCTCGCATTATTTTAACCTGCTGGCTAATCTGTGTTAGATTATGTTGCCATTCTCCTACCTGTGTAAAGCTTGGAAGCTCAAATATTTCTATAGCAGCATTATTTCCGCCTGTTCCAAGGCTAGGGTCTAAAGCAACAGCATAGCTAAATTCTTTACTAGGATTTTTATACCAACGAATTTGCCCCATATTAAGTATAGGAGCTTTTCCTTCCATACCTGCCAGGTGTATACTATTAATTAAAGTTTCATCGTAAACTAAGAATTCACAATTATATTCGCGACGAAATCGTTCTTCACCAATTCGTCCACGCTCTTCAGTAGCCCAAAAGTCATCTCTGTCTGGATGTTCATCCCATTTGCAAGTAAATGGATAAAAGCCGTTCACACCGATTTCACGCTCATTTCCGTACTCATCAAATTTTTTATTAGCTTCTTTCCATATTGTAGCAAATGTATCTTCATCACTATTTGGTGTACTTGTTATAATACATTTACCACCAGTTGCCAAGGTAGGCGATATTGAAGTCCAGAATTCCGCAGCAATATTAGGCGGAACAAAGGCAAACTCATCACAATAAAGTAAACTAATACTCATACCACGACCTGTATTCTCTGTTGTGGTTGTACTAACTATTCTGCTATTATTATCAAATTCTATACTACCTTTATTATAGTTTGTTACACCGCATCGTATATGATCGGGGCAAAGTTCATATGCATATCTTATACGTTGCATAATTTCTTGTGAGCCTGTATACTTGTGTGCAGAAATTAAAATAGTTTGGTCTGGATGAAACATTGCATACCATAATAGGTACCCTGCTGCACAGGTAGTTTTACCCATTTGACGTGGTAATAGATTTACATTAAATCTGTGAAAGTGATAAGCATCTAGCAGTCTTGTTTGATAAGAAAATGGTTCAAATAATAGTTTTCCCTTTACTGGGTGCTGTATATAAAAGAATTTTTCACAGAAGTAATGATAACCGTTGTCGGCACTACAGGCCATCAGATCCTCGATCTGTTCATTAGTAAACGTTGTTTGCTTATGTGCCTTTTTAATTAAGACACCATCTAAACTTTTTCCAGCCATAATGTATTTACAGAAAAAAATAGGCTCTATGAGCCTATTTAGAAGATTTGGTTACAATGTTATTGATATTTTTTATATAAATTTTCTAAGGTTTCACGGATTCTAGCTACTGCCATTGGATTGTCTCCGGGCTGTGTTGCTGGATAGTTGCCGTGAGGCTTATGTAAATCATCGCCAGCCATTGGTAAGGGCAAATTACTTGGGGCAGGCTCGTTGGCAAATTCGTCTACAGGTTGATCATCCCCGATTACAACAGCTTTTTCTCCACCCGTATCCCCGTGTTCGTCATCGTGGGGGTGATCCATTTTTCCAATTAAGTCGCCAAGATCGTCTCCGCCGCCACCGTGCTCACCTTCAATATTTTTTAGAATATTAATAAGATCTCGTATACCACCCGATCCACTGCCACTCATATTAACATTCATACTGACATTATCTTGTTGTCCTGTAGGTTCTGGCCCTACACCGCAACCCATTTCCTTTACTGGTTCTAAATTCCCATCTCCATCAAGATCAGCTTTTTTATCACCTCTCATTTTAGCTAACTGGACCTGTTGCCCGAAATAATTTCCTTCGTTCGGTTCTTCTACAACAGGATTATCTAATTCATATATTTTTTTATAAAGTTGTTCGAAATTCATTTTGATGTCCTTAATTTTGGAATCTTCCAGTAAGACCCTTAAGGGCACTTTTTGCTGGTCCTGGTTTAGCCATCTCATTAGCTTTTTCTTTATGAGCTTTTTTAGCTAATAATTGGTCATTTACACCTTTGTATTGTTGTGGTTCGTTCTTTTTACGTTCTTTAGCAAGCTCTTTTAAGAAAGCAGATACGTGCTTTTCTCCTACAATGTTTTGATGATTTTCTTTCGGAAAGTCACACTGTCCAATAAGAGCTTTTCCTCCAGCTGTTTCTGGGTTCTCTTTAATTTCTGCTGCTTCTTCTTCTTTAAGACTTCTTACCTTTACAAAGCTAACTGGTACACCAGTATGCTCTGCTATATAACTTGTTAGAACTGTACTTGTTGTTGGATACTTGCAATCTACATCAAACACACTAACTTCTAAATTTTTAAGATCTGGAAAGTCTGGAAGGTTTTCTTGAATAGGCACTGTTTTTGATTTTGTAAATTTGCAGCATTCGTATTTTTTTAAACAGGTTTCTACAACGTCTTCAAAGTTGTCAGGCAACTCGCCTGCAACTTTAAGTTTAAAGCTGTATATTTTTTCTTCCTGACTTTCAGTTAAGTATTCTTTAAAAGATTTCATACCGTGATCCTAATAATATATTTATTTCATATTCTTAAGTTTTTCAATTAGGCTATTGCGATCTGACACAATAACTCCTGTACCGCTAACATCTACACTTTCGTTAGGAGTTTCTTTATCTAACTTTTCTTTCTTAATCTGTAATTCTATCATTTTAAGTTTTTTGTCTATCTTAGCTGCTTTAGCATCGATGGCATTTTTTAGCATTGTACTGGCAACTTCAAATACACGACCACTGTACCTAGCCTCTACATTCATTCCTAAATCCATTAAATCATCGAAAGCATCTGTAGCACGTTGGGCCAATGAATCAAATTCGCTATCGCTCATATCCCCTAGTCCTTTGACCTGAGGAAGAGCTGCACTAATTTTGTCAAATTCACCTATATCTCGTAAAATAGGTTGATTAGCCTGTTTAATTTCTTCGCGTTCTGCTTTTTTAATAGTTTTCTTAGATTCGGGTAGATTAAGTATTTCTTCTAGCTTTTTCATACAAATACTTATCTATTGGTGAACAAATCATTTTCGGTTAAGATTCGAAATTTAATTCCTTGCTTTCCGCACCATTCATAGGCCGCACGCCATTTATATTGATTCTTAGCATATTGAATTTGATTATGTTTACTTTTTCCTACCTGTTCCTT